GTCGCCGTAACCCGCGCAATTTGAGTCGGTTAGGACCCGAGACGATATGGCAACAGATATATGCATCGCTATCAGCATCACACTAGCCCCTGACCACGCGAGGAGTCTATCGCCTTTATCACTTCCCTTTCCATCTCCTCTTTGAACCACCTATTTGATTCCTTCTGTGCAATCTGAACAAATTGCAGGCGTGGCTTGAGGCGACTGCCACGCGAGAAGAAGTAGATGATGCGTGACGCATTCTTACCGAGGCGCTGGAAGATACCGACCCGGGGGATGAGATACGTTCGGGTGTCTCTGACCGCCTTTCGCCGGCGCCCCGTCTTGGTGCGTTCGAACTTCAATCGCCGAATCTCTAGCTGAGGCACAATCTTGCTAGCGAATGATGGGCGAGCTGCCCCACCTATGATAGGAGCGCCCCAGCGGCGAGCGCCTGGGGTCAAGGGTACTCGTTCTGCACCCTTCTCGTACTGGGAGAGGAGCAGCCGATCCCTCTGCCCTACTGCGATTTCAGCGAATGGCCGTCCCTGTCTCACGCTCGCGAAGGGCTTAAGTATGGCCGCCTGCTGCAGGATGAACTCTCGTTTCCGAAGCGTGAATTCACTCTCGACATGCTCACGCTCAGCTTCCTGGATGCGTTTGGCGGTCTTATTGATAGCGTTTACAACGGCATAGGCTAAGCGCTTCTCACCATTCCGGAGCCGGAGCACGAGCTGCGTATTATCGATCTTGAGATCGATCTTCATCCTGTTTTCTGCATTTCCTGGCCATGTGAATAGATGGCTTCCAGTGTGAGCTCGCCTTGTGACATGCGCACCAGGGCCTGCGCACGGCTTGGGAGCGGCGCCGTATTGCCGGCCAGCCATCGATAAACGGCGTTCGGAGTAACGGCCGTATCAGGGCATTGGCCGAGCTCGAGAACGATTCGAGAGACGCCAATTTCTCCGACCCAGCTGCCGAACCGAGTTCTCCAACGTCTGTATTCTCTGGATCTCAGGGTCTTTGCCTCCAGGGTTAGACCCCGCGCGGTCGGGAACGACCCTGCCATACAGGAAGAGGCTTTGTCGATTAAGGGAATTTCGGGAGCTGTATCTCGAGCACGACTCGAAGCCGGAGCTGATCGCCTTGGGGCCAGGTGACGAGGAGTTTTAGGATCTCTGCCCGGAGCTGGTTCAGCGCTACTTCGGTCGCGACTGCATCCGTCTTGACCGATCGGGCGTGATCGTTGATCTCGCACGACCAAGTTATGGCTTCCACTGCGGCCTGGTTCGCGGGCGCGGCGCCATCGATATGGCCGATCGGACAATCACTTCTGCGAACCAAAACCCTAGTCCGATCGAGAATCCCATGAGAGCCCAGTGACCGATTTCCTTGAGCATTTGACCTCCTTACCGCGTGAAGCTCCAGTCGAACATCTGCCAGGACTGGTCGGTGCCACGCACCGCAAAGACCTGCACCCGTAGGCTCGAGTTCAGGATTCCACCGTTCTCGGCCATCTCGGTGGTGGTGGAATAGATGAAGATGTCCGACGTGATACCGGTCTCTGTGTGCTTGAGCGTCCCACCGTCCCCGTAGATCTTGACCGTATAGGTGACCCCAGCCTCCTGGACGCCCGTCACTCCAGAGTTTGCGTAATTCCACGAAGCGAGCCGATTGCGGTGCTGCCAGCTCACCTGGAGCCCGGTGCCAGGGCCAATAGTGGTGGGATATGGCGCTCCCACGATGAGGAACTTCGCCGGCACGAGCGGAAGCGCTGCCCGAGTGGGCTTATTGCATGTAAACACGACGTCGGGGGCGCTCGCGAACGGCACTTCCGTCTTGGAATTGAAGGCCTGAAACCGGACCGTTTCCGTGAGTGACGTGACGGGCGTGTTGATGTCCTGAATGTGCACGCCGGCGCTGATGATCCAGACTCGTTTCCCCGAGCTATGGACCTGGGGCACGGTATCGAGGCAAGCCCGCACGCATCCGCCCAGCGTCACGATTCCGGATCCCTGCGTCACCGTCTGGAAGACGATAAACTCGTCATCGAGCCACAGCAGATTCTTCCCGGCTTGAAAGTCAGCATCCGAGAGGCTCACCAGCTCGTCGGTGTCGGCATTGGCCGTGAGTACGATCGTGGTGGTGGTGATGCTGACGCTCGAGTTCAGGACAGTCGTGGGGGTCTGGACCAGGACATCGGTGGGTGGTGGCCAGGTCGCGTCGTTGCGCTTCACATAGAGGCGGTATCCGCTCACGACGCCAGCGCCCCCTCGCGCCATCGTGAGCGCACGCGCTTGTGAATCTGGGCCCGGCGAGAAGTTCTTCACTGTCTCGTAAGGGGCATTGATCGCTAACTGCGCCAAGAGCGACGGAACCGTGCTGGACGGATCCACCCATCCAGTGGCCGGCGGGGGCGCAAAGACACTGTAGTCGGCCCCATACACGTCCTCCGTGAATGAGACCGGTATCCTGCCGTCCTCGAGCACCCCTGTTCCCAGTTTCACCACGCGACAGATCAGGCTTTCGATTTGTCGTGGCGGGTCCTTCAGGATGAACGGGGATCCAGGTCGAAGCGACCAGGCGCTACGATCGGCCCGCATGCTGCCGGCGCCGAGCGGGTAAGTCTGGATCGCAAGACAGCGCGACGCCGCCTTCTGGCCATTAGCGGCATTCGATAGACCGAGAAACGGGATTTCCTCGGGCTCGACTTCTCCGCCTCGAATCGTGATGGCGGCAAGGTTGTCGGCCGGCGCGATCTTCTCCTTGAAGTTGTCGGCGCGATCCGTGTACCGGACCAAGATCTTATTCGGGAGTTCCTGCCAGGAGGGGCGCGCAAAGTTCTCGACCACCGAGTTGGAATTGTCGAAAACCGGGAGAGTGAGCGGGTTGTAGTCAGCCCGTATCAGCTTCAGGACCAACAGGCCAGTCATGGGCTCGAGATAGATGACCGCATCAATGTGGCGCAGGATCTCCTCGACATGCGCCTCCGAGGGGCGATCGAGAATCATCGAAAGCCCGAGGCCTTCCGTGGCCAGCGTCTGGCCGACCGCCGCCCAACCGGCGATGTCGATCAGGCCCGCCGGCACCCCCATGCCGCTGTCTTCGTGCGAGCTCGTGATGAGATCGAACAGCATATTGGCCGGATTCGCGTCTCCGCCGATGTTATGGGCCCCACCGGTCAGATTCAGGCCGTTCGGGGTGCGGCGCACGCGCAGCGTCGGGAGCTTGATGTACTTCGAGGTCCCGAGATAGACGTCTCGGCATACCGCGTAGCAGAGGCGGCGGTTCGCCGGAATCGGATTGCCGCCATTCTTGGCGGTCTGGAGATAGGAATCCGCGGCCTGGGTGGGCGTGCCGAAGTAAACTTCTAAGTAGCCCTTGACGCCACCACCCTCGTGGCTGCCTCCGAACAACCACTCGTCGTTGAGATGGTATTCCACATGATCCGAGAACGTGTTCAGGATGTCGTACTTGGGGATATGGTTGTCGAAATAAACCGCTTCCACGACATCGATCTGACCGCTGCAATAGATAAGCTCAGCCGTCACGATGTATCGGTACGCGACCGTAATATGGTCGAATCCGTGGCTTTCAGTAATGGCGAAAGTTCTGTAGCTGTACCACGCCACCATGGGGGCCTTGAGGTGCACGGTGCCGAACACTTTCGGGATCGTGCGACCCTCCTCGACAGTCGGGATCTGGAAATCGCTCTTGCCGGCCGGCTGCACATTGGGGAGCCGCGGGCGCAGGACATAGGAGAGCATCGTGCTGGCGGCCCAGAGGAAGAGTGAGAGCCACATCGTTAGACCCCGTCCACGGTGGGGTTGGCGCTCGGGATCTTCTCCCACCCCATTTTGTTCGCCAGGACATTGAATTTCGCGGGCCCGCAATCGCTCTCGAGATGGTTGCATCCCCAGTAGGCGGTGCAGATGTCCAGGGGCGCCAGGTCCTGGATCGCTCCCAGGAGCGTGATGGTGTTGCCGACGTGATTCGCGATCGCGCGTGTCGCCCCCGATGGCGTCACGATGCGGCCGCCGTTGAACCATCCGTTGGCCCGAAGCGCGAACTCGCTCGCCACCACTGTTCTCCCGCTCACGGTCCCGATCACCACGATGTCGGCGGATGTGTTCGGATTGGCACCACAACCGGGGCTGTAGAGGACGTGGTTGCAATGGGTCTGGAATCGGAGGGGTGGCGTCATGCGCCGGAGCTGCTGCTTGGCGCTTGAGCACGTGATGACGTTCTCGCCGCCTTCCTCCCGGCACGCCAGCGCTTTGCCCGAGAAGAACCCGATTGCCTCGGACTCGCTGCCTCGATGCGCGGCATAGACCGTGACGCCGATCTCGACTTCGGGCAGGAATGGGAGGAAGAGCGCCGCAACGGGATTCGTGCGGGCGACATGGATCTCCATTACTTCCGAGTCTTCCTCGCCCGAGAATTCGTAGGGCCCGCGCGAGATCACCTCGGGCAGGAACGTGCCGGCGGGCAGCGTGACGGTGCGGCCGTCCGAGGTCCAGAGCCAGGTGGTGGCGCCCTGGCTGAATTTGAAGCACTCGAGGGGCTTTCCGGCGTATCGGAGCTTTTCGCTGGCGTCGTAGGTCATACAGGGGCCTCCAGCGGGAGCTCACGCACCTGGATGGTGGCAACGGCAACATCGCCGCCCAGGTAACGCACCGACACCAGATCGTCCTCGAGGCGGCATAGCTTCAGGAACGAGAGCACGGTGGTGTCCTTGAGATAGGTCTGCGTTGCGCCCGGCGAGAGCGTCAGGCTTTCGGTGACACCGTTCCCTGGGTCATCCGCATCGGCAATCTTGTAGAACTGCATCGGGGTCCCGATCCCATAGGGCCAGAGCGCCAGGTGCCGGCGGCCGCCAGTTGTCCCGAACATCTGTTCCCGATACCGGCACCACACCACGGTCGCGATCGTGACGCCGGAATTGAGGTCCTCTTTGAGCGTGAGATCCCACTGGAAGCTGGGGAGCCAGAACGGAACCGCTCGCCCCACTCGCGCGTCCAGGAATGCCCGTAGCGCAGCCTTCTCGACTTTCCCGACTGCGCTCCAGCTGAATGGGCGCACGGGATTCGCGGCTGGAGATTCGGCATCGATGAACCGCTTCCCCGTCTTGTTATCGAGGCGGGACGCCTTGCGCTCCACGCGCTCGTCGATTGCGCCCACGCGGTCGTAATTGAGCTCGAGGACGTCGTAGCCCAGGTACACGCTCACGGCCGGAATCCCTCGACCTCGAACACCACGTCCATGCCGCCAAACGTGAGGGTCTCCCACCGAAACGCCTGCCCGAACGGCGATCGGCCTCTCACCATGGGGTAGATGGCGGTCCCGATGGGCCAGGCCTTCCGGAGCGGGAGGTTGAGGACGATGCGATCGGACGCGATCGAGTTGATGGCGTGGGCTTCCCACGATGTGGGGCTCTTCCAGAGGAAGCAGAGGCCCCCGACCTCGAACGGCAGATTGGTGGGATCGCAAAACAGGATCGTGTCGTTGATGGCGGCCGCGGATACGAGCTCGCTCCGGAACTGCCAGCGCGGCACCCCGAAGACGCCGGCGGAATTCCCATACAGCACGGCATTGGCGAGCTGCGCGTCCTGGAGACTTTCGAAAAGGGTGGAATAGCTGATCGATCCGACCGGGACCGCGCGGAGCTGCCGGCGCTGTTCCATGCCGTCTTGCGACACGATGATGTCGGTCAGGTATCCGAACGTCTCCTCGATCGAGCCCCCTTGATCGCCGCCGCCGTCCCCGCCGCCGCCTCCCCCTCCGTTCGGGGGCCACGAGAACGGCGTCAGCCGGAATCCCACGATGTGGAGATTGGTCCCCGAGCTCGAGATCCCGGTGAAGATCCAGGTCAGGATGGCGTCGATAATGGGATCGCCTTCGCCGGCGATCACGACCGTATAGACCTTCGAGAGAGTGGCGGGAAAATGGAACGCGCCAGTCGGGATCGTGGAGATGCCATCCGAGCCCGTGACGTTGATGGCGGTCAGGAGCTTGGCTCGATTCCGGAACGAGTTCCAGACCTCGACGTCGATCTTCTCTTCGCTCACGATCTCGCCGAGATCGAGCTCGCGGGGCAGGATATGGATCTTGTCGAACCAGGCCTGATCGTGGAGCGGGGCATCGCGCCCGATCCGGCTAAGCGCCGGTTGAACGGGATTTACGAATGCACCCTTGATGCCTCGGCCGACGACGGGTTGTAGCTGCCATGCGGCCGACGCTTCCGGGGTGCTGATGGTGGCGCCGGTAAGGTTGACGGACCCCTGCGATGCAGCCGTCTGGGGCCCTGGGACCAGTCTCCCGTTCGCCACATCACGCCGCCTTCCGGACGCAGAACTTCGGGAAGAACATATAGTTCAGCCCGCCCACTGCCTTGACCTCGCCGGCCGCGACGCCATGTCCGACCGCTTCGCTCCAGAACACTGCCGGCGGATTGCCGATGCGGGCCCACCGACCCGTCGAGAGCTCGCAGAACACGTGCAGCGGGCTAATGAGCGCGCTCGTGAACGCGGACTGATAGGTGCGGCCGCGGAGGTGCTTGTAGTTCGGGAATTCGCCATCGTCCAGCATCCCGAACGAGGCGGGATTGTCGTTCAGGCAGCAGCGCATGAGCCGGCCCGTATAGCCCGAGCCTTCATTCAGCCGGCTAGTGTCATTGATCCACCGCCCCGACCAGGTCGTGGCGTCGACCTTGGCGAAGCATGTGCCGTGCACCTCGAACGGGTTGCCGGTGATGGTATTCACGACCTCGAGATCCCCGTGCGACATCGGCGGCCAGGTCGTGATGTTGATGCCCGAAACGTCCTGGATGAGGGCGCCCGAATAGACGTTCCGGAAGGCGTTGGTGCTGCCGTGGAAGTATGGAAAGCTCGAGGGATTGCCGGCATTCCCGAGCGCCAGGCCCCACCCCATGGCGCAGAATAGGCCCGGGGATCGCTCCACCACGATCGTGATGTTGTCCGCTCCATCGTCGAAGAAGTGATAGGCCGCCACCGATCCCAACGGCAGGTTGATGCCGCACCCGCTCACCGATCCATCGATCCGGAGTGGACGCCCACTCTGCTGCGACCAGGCGGCCGCGCCGCTGTATCCGTACCCCAGGTATAGCCCGATTCCGTAGCCGGCGCCGGAATCCCAATTCCCGGAGCCTGGCGTCTTGGGCCAGATCGATTCGTTCGCGGCCGCGCGCATGTTCACATAGACGCCGCTCTTGTGGAGGTGCGCACGCCAGCCGGATCCGTCCGACGCGCTCGAGTCCGAGGTCCAGCCCTGCGCGACGAGCCACGTCACCAAAGTCTGGAGCAGGTTCGTGGGTGAGCTCGAGACACCGGTCTGGTATGCAGCTGCCATTTACGTATCCCCCCGAAACGGGAGACCGGTGAGGGAGTCGAACCCCCAAGCGGATAGGGAGGGACAGCTGCGCGGTTCTGCCCCTATTCCCGCCCGCCCGCCGAAACCGGGGCCGGTCACGTTATGCACGAATCCATTTCCCTTCCCTGATGAA